CGCTACTTAACCCTGAGAGCGACGGATGAGCTAACAGGATGACGGTCGCATTGTAGTTTATGACGATGCTGCCGAGATAGGTTTTCAGGAACGTGTTGACCGTGCGCCGCTCGTTTTCGTTGCCGCCGAACATATCTGCGGCGGTGTCAAGTATGACGAGGATGCTGTCGTCGTCGCCCTTCACCTCCACGACCTTCTCGCAGAGAATGCGATAGAATTCGCCTGGCTCGTCGTTGCCGCCGTTCGGCCACGTAACTAGGACATTATCTGAGCCGACGCGCGGCCACAGGACCAGATTTTCCGGCCCGTCTCCGAATTCGTCTATTCCTCTCGCCTCGTTGATTTTGAGCTGTCGGCGCTTAACCTCGTCAGCGTCGTCCTCGCACATGACCGACAGGACAGGCATCTTCATGGTGTCAATGCTTAGAAACTGCTCGCCCTCGGCCACCGCGTTCGCAAACTGCTGCATCAGAAGGGTCTTACCGACCCCACCAGCGCCAAAGAGCATCCCGACGGTACGCTGGGGGAACCAGCCGTCTAGCACCCACTCACGGGGCGGTATAGGGCCTACGACGCTGGCTGCGGTGAAGCTGCCGTCCGTCGCGTCCTTCGCCGGTGTAATTTGGATTTCTTCCTCTGCTATATCAGCCGGGCCGAACTTCCTGTCCCAGTTGGCGATGTCAAAGCCGCCCTCCGCTGCGAGGTGAAACAGGGAACCCGCGCCGATTTTGCTAACACTCCCAATCGACGCCCACAGGCGCTCGGTCTCGTCGTATTCGTATTTGTCTGATTTCTGGCTGAACTCATGGAACAGAGCGAGACCGTCATCACCAACCGCCGCCTTAAAGGCGTGGGCCAGGCGCACCCAGTCGTCGTAGTGCAAACCGGGGTTTTCGAGATATGGCACCGCAGCGGCCAGCTTCGCCATGCTGGTGGCGGTGTCGCTCTCTTGAAAGTCAAAGTTCGAGCCACTATCAAACGGCAGCACATTCGTCTGAGAGCGTGATTTCAGGTCACCAAAACCCGCCAGCGCCTCATTGCATGTCGCAATGAAACTCGTGATGTCGCCGGGGGTCAGGGCGGTCAGTTCCTCTGGCCTGTAATCCAGCAAGCTGTCGTTGGGCCACGAATAATTCTTGTGCGTGTCAGGATGCAGCCCGGAGGCCACGAACTGCTGGCCCTCTGCCAGACATTCAACACAAGCGTCGCCATTAATCTCAAAAATGGATGTTTTGATTTTCCGCACCGGCTCGGTGCAGCGGTATACCAAAAGAGTTTTCGGCGCGCTGCCTATTCGTTCCGGCGCGCTGCCGAGAATATCGTCGGCCAATTGGCGGATGACGTTTGCGGCCTTGGCGCTTCTCACGTCGATGTCGATGGCGATGAGGTTGTGCTTGCCGCCCAGAACCACTCCAATATTGGCGTCGCCCCATTTATCCCAATCCAGCGCCGCGTCAGGTCGATGCTGCCAGCCGACCAATTGCGGGATTTTACCGCGCAGCGGCGTAACGTCAAAGCCGCGCTGTGAAAGTTCTTGTCCGAATTTTGCGTATCTCATTTCGTGGCACCCTCGGTTGTGTGATTAAAAGTGAAAGGCGGCAGCCGCTAAACTGCCGCCTTTCTTTATTCTCTAGGCGGGGAGGGTGCGAAGCAACCCGCCCGTCGAGAATTAGAACTCATCGTCAGCCTCAACCGCAGCCACTTCTTGCTCCGGCTCTGACGATGCCGTCAGGCAGTCCGGGCGGTCTGACCATTTCTTGACAGTCCACATCGGGGCCGACGTTGACCCCTTCTTGAACTTGATCTCGTCAACGTCAGTCATGGCCGCGACGACACACTCGCCGGAGCCGCCGTCTTCCTTCACTGCGCGCATCAGGTGTACAAGTCCGGCCCACGCACCAGCACCAGCCTGAGACCATGTTGCGGCCTGATCTTTACCTAACGCAACGCGGACGGAAAAGCCCTTTTTCCAGCGCTCGCCGCCTCGGTCTTCCGGCTGAGGCGTGTTAAACCGAGACGGGCTGTCGTTCCACTGCCACTCAGGAGCTTGGCCAGGCGTTCCGTCTGAATAGCACCACCCTGTGCGAAGTGAGTTTTCAATATCGAACGCCACGCCCTTTTTCATCTTGGCGGTGACATCAATCCGCTCGCCTTCCTCGTCCCGAACCGAGAACGTGCGACTACCCAGCGCGCCGTCGAGAGTTTCCCGTGCGTGCCAGTTGAGGAACGGGCCGATTGCGGAGTCTGAGGAGGAGTTGGAGCCTTCGTCGAATTCATATGACATTTTGTTTTCCTTGTTGGTTTGTGTTGGTGCCTGTTTAGTAGGCTCGCGCAGTGTAACGGGTTGTTACGCTCAGTCAATTGAATAATATCAGATTCCGAATAATTCTTTTCGCACAGCCTCATCGCCGCGCCAGTAAAAGCTGTCTGGGTTGACTGGCACGATGCTCTTCAAAAGCTCCTTGTCGCCCAGCCGCAGGAACGCTTCCTGCCGCGTCAGGTGCAGCTTTATCTCTGCCATCAGTTCGTCAGGGTCGCCGTCTTCGAGCATTGCCGATTTCTTTGGCGTGACGTACAGGAACTTCACTGCGGCGTTGCCGGAGGCCTTTGCGTAGAATGCCCGTTGCCGCTGGTGGCCCTTGGCCATCACACTGGGCATCCGGCCTGTAGTCTTTAAATCGACGACTAATCCATAATCCGGGAATATGAAATCGAGGAAGCCGATGAAATCCAACTCCCAGCCGTCCCCGGTCGCTTTCATGCTGACCTTGTGCTGGCTGCCGTCTTCGGGAAAGTCTGGCTTTCCGAATGGCTCTAGGGCCTCGACTGCGAGCCGCGTCATCGGCTCGATGTTGCCGCGTTCTTTTTCGGCGCTGCCGTCGTCGAAATCGTGCTTGGTGTCGAACGCTCGACACGCCTTTTCGATTGCGTCGTCGATTTTTAATGTCCCAGTGATCGTGTCGGCCACGGCCTCCTCGGTGAATATGCCGCGCCACATGGCGGGGGAGCCGCTGCCTCGGTTTCCGAACAAATAGTAACTGACCCATGCGTCGGGTGCCTCGATCCACTTGTTGAGATTGGAAATGCTGCCGTGCTTAATGCTGTGATCTGTAAAGCCGGTCATGCAATCTCCCCCAGTAGGGCTGCATACCCGGCCAGATCAACCGCAGAATCACCGTGGTCTGGTGTTTCAATCAGCCGTGCCAGTTTGATGCTGACCATCATCATGGCAACGTCAGCCGCGCTGATTTCATGCTCTTCCCCCAGCTTCCCCGCCAGGATCACGTTCCACAGCGCAGCGATCCGGTCAAAATTTTCCTGTGGCGATCCATAACTCCTTTCACGATCCTTCACCGCAGCCTCTGCCGCAGCCAACACTTGATACCTATTCATTTCGATTCTCCCCATTTTGCGATTAAGATTGCCTCTGCTCTGCCGTCGTCTTTCTTTCTTACAAACTCAGATGCGAGGGCCGGAAACAGCCGCGTGGCAGCCGCTCTGCTCTCGTCCTTGTCCCTGCCAAGGTTGAAGTGCTTCTTCCACTTAGATGGGCTGACCTGCGAAAATGGAATCCGCAGCGTTGCCAGCACACCTTTGATAACACCGCAGCCCTGCCCGAAATTGAAGGCGCTCTGACGCCCCATCCCGAATGAATTGACGGCCTCTATATAAACGTGACCCGGCGGGAACTCGCGGAATATGGACGCCAGAGCCGCAGCGTTCACCTCTTTCGAGAATACCGGCATATCGTAAACGTAAGCCGTGCCGTCTGGGTACAGCAGCCCGACTGCTCCTTTGATGCCAGGGTCAATCCCGGCAATCATCTAATCATGTCCTGATACTTTATTTTGCTACCGCGCTTTTTCGCAGCCCGGATCAAGATCGTGCAGTATTCCAGCGGGATGCTTTGCCGCCGCAGCCAATTACTGACACCTTGCGGCGATATGCCTACCGCCCTGGCTGTTGCACTGGTGCCACCCAGCGCGTCTACTATTTCTCTCGTGGTTTTCATCTCGACCCCTTGATTACAAAAATCGCTCATACACATATAGTGTTTCCTTGACTGTAACACAAGGGGAATGTTTTAGTTGACGACGAAGTAACAGTCGGTGTAAGTTCGTGGCGTAAGTTTAATCTGAGGTGGAGACAAACAAATGAATATACAGATCACCATCGACTGCCCCGAATGCGAGGGCTACGGAAAAACGGAAACCACAACTGGCGGCTGGACAGCAGCAGGGCCGTGGATGGAATATGTGACGCACGAATGCCACCACTGCGATGGAGAGGGAGAGGAAAATATTGTCGTAGACGAATACGAGACCCTAGCCGATGCGCGGTTGGACTATCCAAAATCAAAGATGGAGGCCGCGTGATGTGGCGCAGCATAGCCACGGTCTGCATGGCAGCAGCAGTCATACTGATCGTGATGATCGTCGTTCTGGAATGGATGGCTGGGTGCGGCGAGAGAATTTATCATAAAGACGGCACTTGGCGCAGTGGCGAGTGCATCATCTTGCCACATGAAATATCGACGGGAAGGTGGCGGTGACCCCAGAAATTTGCCTTGCCTTGGCGATCTATTTTGAGGCACGTGGGGAGCCGGTGGTCGGCCAGGTCGCGGTTGGACAAGTTGTTCTAAACCGCGCCGCCGATCATCGG